TTTGAGGTCGTTGTTTGATATTGGTAATAAGCATACCAACCATTTTAAATTTGTCTTGATATTCCTCGTTTAGAACTTTATTTAGTTCTTCTTTTACTAGCGTACGTAAATTGTTTAATTTCATATAATGGTATATGCTATAAATATTGTATAGTCTAATTTAATTAACGTGTTTATTCGTTAATATATAATAGAAAAATAAAAGCTCCAAATTTCTTTGGAGCTCTTGTATAATTTGTATTTCTTAGTAATTTAAGATACAGTAATCTGGTTGAACTGTTACTTGGATGTTTACTGGTGTTCCATCATCATCCCAGTTATAATCACCAAAGTTAACTTCTGTAATTACAGCTCCTTTAATAATCCATTCAGAAACAATATCACCTACAGGTCCGATTACGTTGAATGTGATGTCTTTTTTATAGAAATCAGAGTATCCATCTCTACCTGTTACAGATTCGTGACCTAAACGTACCCATTCCATTACTGCTTGAGCTCCACTTGGTGTGATTGACTCATACATTGTAAATTGGATAGTGTTCCAAATTGTTTTTCCTTTTACATAACGTTGAACGTTAATGTGGTTAAGAGCAACTGCAGTTTGTGTTAACGATACAGCACCTACACCTTTAACCAAATATGATGGTACTCCATCCATATAAAGGATAAAACGGTTACTTTGTTTAGGTTCAAACGCCGTGTAAAATATTTCGTTTGGATTTAAAATTGCCATTTTTTATTATTTTAGTTTCTTTTATTATAAATATTAAATATTTCTATTTTTTATCCAGGAAATTCAGCTCCTGTTGGTTGTAAGATAAAATCTAGAGATATAAATTCAGCTGTACGTGTTGGTTGGATGTAAATTTGTCCTACTAATTGATTTTGATCAATTACTGCTGGTCCGTTATTTGTATCATCCATAACAACTTTATAAGCATATAATCCTTGTTTTTGTTGTATTCCTTCTAAGAATGGAGATACTCTAGCTACAAATGAATTTCTTGTTGCAATTGTATTTTGTTCAAATACTACTGTATCAGCAATTTGACGGATGTAGTTTTTCAATTCAATCATTAAACGTCTAACATTCACACGATCAAGAGCAGATTGAGATTTTTGTAATGTTTTTTGTCCGTATACTACAACACCTTGTTTAGGTAATGTTGCAATTGGATTAATGTTATTACTATATAATGTATCTCTATTTCCTTGTGATAATTTTAATTCAGCTTGTAATACTGTGTTTAATCCACCTCTATTAATACCTGCTGGTGCAAACCATGGAGCTGCTACTTTATCGTTATTAGCATATACACCTGGTATTACAGTTGAAGCTGGTACCCATACATGTTTTCCTGTTGATGGGTCAATAATACGAACCCAAGGCCAATATGTTGATGCATATGAAGTATCTCTAGTATTAGCTTGTGTTACTGCTTCTTGAATTGTACTTCCAAATACACCTAAATCAGTTACATATAAATTATCTCCTCTAGAAATTGTGTTTGTAATAATTTCTGTTACTTGTGCTGTATGAGTATCATTTAATAATCCAGGGGTAAATAATACATTAAATTGATATTGTTCCGCATTTCCTAATAAATCAATCATACTGTTATAATCACTACCAATCAAACCTTGTGTGTTTGTTGAAATAGCATCATATAAATTAATTGTATTACTTACAGTTCCAACAGCATTTCTAAATGAACCACTTCCATTTAATGGAATAGATGATGTATAAGCATTTACTGGTGTTCCATTAGCGTCAAAATAGTTTGGTGTTAAAGAATCTACAGATTTAATACGAATGTATCTTGAATTATTAGGATATGTTCCTGTTAAATCCATTTGGTTATTTGCTGAAGAGTAGCTTAGTACTTGGTCACCAATTATTTTAGAGATAAAACGAGATGAATTAGGATCTAAATTAACATTATTAAATGCTTCTAAAACAACTTTATTAGCTGTAGTATCATTACCTCTTCTAACTATTAAGTTAAACGTACCTGAACCTGTATTGGCATTTGTAATTTCCCATCTAACATTATCTGCTGATCCAGAAGCTAAAGCTCCTGAAACTTCTGATCCTGAATTATTCATGATAACACCTTCTGAAAGTGTTTCTATAGTAAATGCAGTTCCTGTTGTATTTGCAGTTCCACCGGCTAAAGAACCAATTAATGTACCGTTACTTCCAACATATGATTCTTTATATAGACCAACACCATTTAATGTTGTACCTCCAGCAATAGATTTAATTGTTAAATTTGGTGAAGAGTAACTAGCTGTTAAACCTAATGCTTTAAATTCAGCAGCAGGATCATTTATTGTAGAAACTACAGCAGCCATGTATGTATCAGTACTGTTATTTGTTAAAGCACCACTTGAAGTATAATAAACATCAGATAATGTATTGTAATAATTACTACCTACATTATTTGGAATAACCCAGTAGTCATTTGATGTAGTTTTAAGATGAAATCCTACCCATGAACCTGTTGCACTTCCTGTGATTGATGTTGAAGCATCAATTGAAAATGAAGATGTGTTGCCTACAACTGTTGTTAAACTATTTGCAACAGGTGTGCTAACTGCAGGAGTCCATGATGTTCCACTTCCACTTACTACACGAGCAACTAATAACGAAGTTCCTCCATAATTGAAATAATTATAAGCAGCTATTGAAGTAAGGTATGAATATGAATTACCTCCACTGATAAAAGTATCTCCAAATAATGTTTGGAAATCAGAATATGAAGTTACCAAAGTAGGTACTTCAACAGGACCTTTCACTGTTGGACCCATAATAGCAGCACCAGCTTGAACAGGTTGTCCTGATAAGAAGGTGTTGTCTATTTCACTAATTGCTACTCCAGGAGAAGTTGTAAAATTTGCCATTTTATGTTTTTATTATAAATATTAATATTCTTTCTAAAATATATTATTAAGCAGGAAACGTTGCACCTGTAGGTAATATATTAAAGTCTAATACAATAAATTCAACTGTTTTTGTAGGTTGGATATAGATTTGGCCTATTAATTGGTTGTTATCTACTACGTTAGGTGGATTATTAGATTCATCCATTATTACTCTAAAGGCGATTAGACCTTGTTGTTGTTGAACAGAAGCTAAATATGGATTAATTACTGCTAAGAAGTTATTTCTTGTAATTGTATCATTTTGTTCAAATACAAATGTATCTGCTACTTGAGAAATATATGATTTTAACTCAATCAATAAACGACGCACGTTGATACGATCTAAAGATGATTTTTTCTTTTGTAATGTTTTTTGTCCAAATATTACTACTCCTGTATTAGGATAAGTTGTAAGTGGATTGATATTTGCTTGGTATAATGTATCTCTATTCCCTTGAGTCAATACACGTTCTGCTTGTGTAGCCGTAGTTAAAACACCTCTATTTATACCTGCGGGTGCAAACCAAGGAGCAGCTACATTATCATTAAATGCATATATTCCTGGGATTAATGTTGAAGCTGGTACCCATACTTGATTAGCTGTGCTTGGGTCAATTGTTTTTACCCAAGGCCAATATGTTGCAGCATATGAAGTATCGTATACCGATGTATCTGTTAATACTTGGGAGATTTGAGCTCCATATTTTGAAGAATCAAATACTACCATCATATCTCCTCTATTTTGAGCAATAGAAACCATAGAAGAAATAGCAGATGCAGCTACACCTCCTGTATTAGATATTAAACCGGGAGCAACTAATAAATTGTAACTAAATGCATCTTTATTTGCTAATAATGAAATAGATTCAGTATATGCACTTGCTGAAATTCCTTGGATATTTGTTGAGGTGGTAATATTTTCGTAATAATTTGCTACTACACCTGTTGGTACATTTTTTCCTACAGCACTTCCAAAAGAACCACTTGAATTGATTGGAATAGAACCCGTGTATATAGGTTTTGGATTACCTACATTATCAAAGTAGTTGGGTGTGGTTTGGTTGACTTGTTTAACGCGTACACACGTTGAATTATTTGGATAATTTCCTGTTAATTGAACATAATATTCACCATTATCACTAGCTACACTTTCAACTTGATTACCTATTACTTTTTCAATATAATTTGAAGAGAATGGATCTAAAGATAATGGACCCCATGTTTCAACTACTGATGGTGAGGTTGAAGTATCATTACCTTGGCGAATCAATAGATTAAATGTACCTAAATCTGTATTAGCATTTGTAATTTGCCATCTAAAATTATTTGATGAACCACTTAATAATGTTCCTAATGACCCTGTTGGACCTGTACTATTCATTATTTCACCTTTAGAAATAGTTTCTAATATAAAAGGTGATGTATTATATGGAGAACCTGCAGAATGTGCTGAAGAAGATATAAATGATGATGTTGCTGAGGTGAATGTTTCGCCTACTACTCTAGTTACGAGCAATGAAGGACCTCCATTATTAAAATAGTTATATGCTGCTATAGAAGTAAAATAAGTGTAGGTGTTACTTCCGCTAAGGAAAGTATCACCAAACTTATTTAAATAATCTGTATATGTTGTTACTATTGTAGGAATACCTACTTTACCTTTTACGGTTGGTCCTATAATAGCAGCACCTGCTTGAACAGGGGCTTGAGTTATAAATGATTGATCATTTTCTATAGCTAATACACCAGGTGATACAATTGTTTCTGCCATTGTAATTATTTATTTTATTATAAATATGGTGTATTTCAACCCAGATTAATCTATCAATGTAATTTCACCTGTTTCCGGATCAATATTTGATTTTCCGTATTTTTCAAAGATTGTTTTTGTAAAATCTTGTTCTTGACTAGATAAATCTTTCAAAGCACTTTTAACTGATTCATGACGCATGTCTAATTGGGTTCTAATCATTTCGATTTCACCAAATTCCATTACTAATGATTGAGTTTTTTGTTGAAGTGCTGTTAATAAAGCTTTTTCTTCGTCTGTTAAGAACTTTTTGTCTGTAACTGTTTCCATTTTTATTTATTTTTTATTTGTTTTTACGTAATTGGTTCAAAGGTTCTAGTGCAATATAAAACTACATTATGTGCTATATTATTTGCTAATCCATATCCCGTACCTGTTATCCATTCCATATGTATGTTTGTAAAAGGTTCTAATGTAATATTTACTCCTTCAACAAATGAATCAAATACATTATCATGTGTTAAAGTTTGAGTAAAATTATATGTACTATCATTATAATGTAATTTATACGAAGAGGTGGAGTTGGTTCCAAGGGTTCCATTACAAGTTGTTGAAACACTTGAACTTAAAATTCTTAAGGTAGAAGGTGTGTA